TCAGGCCCGTGTGCCGCGTGCCGCCGAGCCAGCCGATCGCGAAGCGGATCTTCGCGCCGCGCGGCGGGAATTCGACGGCGCCGTCGTGGTCGGTGATCGTGAATTCGAGCGTGTCGGCGTCGAGCCCGCGATTGTCGGTATGGGTGAGTTCGATCAGGCGCGGGGCGATGTTGTGCGTGCGGTCGCGTCCGTCGATGACGAGCGAATACACCGCGCGCGGCTGTCGCGGCATGCCTACCATGGCAGGATCTCGGTGGCCGTCTTCGTCTCCTCGTTAGCGGCGGCGGTGAGCGCGTCGCCCGTTGAGCTGGCGGAGATGACGGCGCCGACGGTGGCGGCCGGGAGGCCGGTCGCCGCGGCGATGGCACCGGCTACCGCGCCCGTCAGGTCGGACAGGGATGCGCCGAGCGCGGCCTTCGCGCCGGCCGCACAGGCCGCGACTGTCGTGATGGACGCGAGGTTGCCACTGACCGCACTCGCCAGATCACCCAACGCCCCCGCTGCACCGCCGGCAAGGTCTGGCAGGCTGCCGGGCAGCAGGCCCGACAATCCGCCGGAAACCGCGTCGGCGAGGCTGTCAGCCGCTCCCTTCGCGGCGTTGAGTGCGTCGCCCGCGATGTCGGCCGCATCGAGCGCATCGGCCAGCGCCGCGATGGCATCGTCTTCGGCGGACACCTCCTCGACGCGCTTGAGCTCCAGATTGAACTCGACGCGTCGCGCGACGCCGTTGGCGAGGAAGTCGGTGCGGGTGACGCTGATCTTCTCGATTACGAACTCGCCGAGATTGTTGAAGAGCCCGTCGATGAGCGTGTAGGCGTCGCCCGCGTCGGCCATGTCGCGAAGGTCGCCGAGCGAAACCATGCCGCCCGTCAGCCCCGGATAGAGTTCGCCGGAGAGCTTGAGCTTGTCGGTTTCCTTGCCGGCGAACTGCGATGCCGCGGCACCGCCGACGCGCGCCGATTCGGGGTGGCGCCACGCCCAGTCCTGGTTGATCGTCTGGTACGGCGTGCTCTTGAGTTCAAACACGAAGTCGCCGAGGCACATCATCGTGTCGGTGAGCAGCGGCGCAGCGCCCGCGCCGGCGAGCGCGGACGGCGCGCCGAGGCCGAGCGACGGCAGGCCGGGAAGGTCCGGCAGCTTCGGCATGCCCGGAATGCCGGGGATGTTGGGCAGGCTGATGTTCGGCAGGTTCATGGGCTAGTCGCTGTCACGCAGGCTCGCGTTATAGCCGCCGCTGCGTGGGAGTTGTTCGAGCTGACGGCGGACTTCCTTCGCCAGCGCTTCGGTGTCCATGCCGGGCGCGGCGGTGACGTGGATGACGACGCTGCCGATCTGCATGGCGGGTGCGGCTGCAGCACCCGCTTGCGCGGTGAGCGGCGGGCGGTTGTCGAGGCGCGCTGCGAGCGCGTCGGGACCGCCGCCGAGGTCGGGTGCGGCAAGTGCAGGCATGGCGAGCGCGGCACCCGCGCCGGCGACCGCGAGTTGTTTGGCGAGCCCCTGCACGGCTTGTACCGGGCCGCCCTGGCCGGCCGAGAGGCCCTGTTCGAGCCCGGCCATGGTGAAGCCGCCGAGTTCCGCGAACACCTGGCTGGGGGAATGGATGCCGAGCTTGTCCTTGAACCAGCCGACGACGCTTTCGCCCGCGCCGACGACCGCGTCCTTCACCGCGCCGATCGCGCCCGTGATGCCGTTGGCGAGCCCCTGCAGGATCATGGCGCCGAAGTCGGTGAACTTCGCCGGCAGGTCGATGCCGAAGTAGCCCATGACAGCAGCAAACGCACGGTAGAAGAGCCCGACAGGCGACCAGTTCAGGATGAGTGCTGCGATGGCGCCGATGCCGCCCGAAAACGCGGCTTTCACCTCGCTCCAGAGGCCGGCGACGCAGCCGGTGATGGCCGACCAAGCGCCGGAGAAGTAGGTCTTGATGCGATCCCACATCGCCTTGAACTTCGGCCCGAGCGTGTCCCAGTGCTGCCAGATGTAGATCGCGGCGGCCGCTATGAGTGCTACGACCAGCAGGATCGGGTTCGCCATGAAGATGCGACCGACGCCCATCATGACGCTGCCGAGTTTGCCGATGCCGCCGCCGAGCTTCGAGAACATGCTGACGGCGGAAAGCCCCTTCACGCCCACCATGGCAAAACCGTACTGCAGCATCGCGAATGGCCCGACGATCGCACCGAAGCCGATGGCGAGCGCGCCCGCCGCGGCGAGCAGCCCGCCGAACACCACGGCGATCTTGATGACGGCCCCGGTGATCGCCGGGTGTTGCTCCGCGAAGTTGGCGAGCTTCTCCATGGCCTTTGAGGCGATTTCGAGCGCGCGTGTGTAGATGGGGAGCGCCACGTTGCCGACCTTCAGGTACGCGTCGTGGCTCTTCGCGACCAGCTCTTCCTGCTTCCCGGCCGCCGTCTCCTTCGCCTTCGCGTTGATCTCTTCAATGCCGTCCGCATGATCGTTGAGCTTCGCGTTCTTCTCGATCTGCGACATCTGCATGTACATCTGGGAGAGCAGTGCCGAGCCCTTGCGGTTTGTGACGATCGAGCCGATCGCGTCGAGCACTTCCTTCTGCCCGGTGATGCCCTTGGAGGCGAGCTGCGGCAGCAGGACTTCCTTCATCCAGCGGAACTGGTCCTTCTGGAAGAGGTCCGCGCCCTTGAGCGCGCCGGGGTCCATGAAGGACACCTGTCCGGCCTTGTCGTGCTTGACCTTGCTGTAGTCGCCGATGAGGCCGAGCTTGTCCATGTTCTCGGCCGCGCGTTTGGTGGTCTTGCCCTGATACAGGTTCTGGTACAGCGACATCATGCCGGTGCCGACACTGGCGCCGCCCATCTCCTGCACGAGCGGTTCGAGCGTGTTGTAAAACGCCTTGCTGTCGACGCCCTTGGCCGCGAGGCCCCCCGTCTTGATGACCTGCAGCCATTCGTCGGCGCCGACGCGCCCGCCGGTGGCGGTGAGCACCTTCTGCACCATGTTGGCCTGCTTCTCGAACTCCTCCTTGCTGGAGAGCCCGCCGCGCAGCTCGATGACCTTGAGCATGTCCATAAACTGCTTGTCGTGATCGGCGCCGCCCTGCTCGCCGAACATCGCCTTGTTGGCGAACTTCATCTTCGCGAGCAGTGGCGTGACCATCTCGGCGTGGTGCTCGTCGGCGAAGACCGTCATCGCGTCGCGCATGAGCGTGAGGTTTTCGGTCGTGCTGGTGCCGTACGACTTCATCGCCTTGGCGTACTTGATGGCGTCCTGGCTCGCCGCTTCACCGAGGCCCAGCGCGCGGATGCGCGTCTCTTCATTCTGGAACTGCTTCGCCTCATCGATGGCGGGGTGCATGGCGCCGAGCAGGCCCTTGCCGACGTGCGTAGCACCGTAGCCGGCGATGCTGACGTGCGCGGCGAGCGCCTGGCGCTTCTGCAGCGCTTCGGTCGCGGCGGCGGCACGCTTCTGCGCGGCGTTGAGGCGATCGAGTTCGGCGCGCTGCTTGTCGAGCGTGGCGGTGGCGGCCCGCGTCTGTTCGTTGAGGCGCGTCTGGCCGCCGGACAGGTCGCGCGTGCTTATGCCGGCCTGCTGGAGTGCGGCGCGCTGTTCGTTGAGCTTTCCCTTGAGGCCGGCGTACTGCCTGGAGAGCTGCCCGGTTTCCTTGTCGAGCGTGCGGATGCGTCTCGCAAGTTCGGCGCTCGGCGCCTGTGTGGCTGTCGCTTCCGTGCGCAGACGCGCGAGCGCTTCGTGATTGCCCTTGAGCCGCGCGGCGAGCTGCACGGCCGCTTCCTTGGTCTGGCGGAAGGTGTCGATCTGTGCGCGCTGGGCGCCGAGATCCTTGAGCGCCCTGCGGCTGTCGCTGACGGCTTTGGCGAGCGTGCGCGCCTGCGTCGCGTTCGACCGGAACACGCCGCTCGCCTTGTCGATTGCGGCCAGCACGACTTCGAGCCGCAGCTTGTCACCCATCCGTCACCTCGTAGCGCACGCGGGCGCGCTCGCGCCACGCGGAGAGTTCTTCGAGCGTGAAGTCGGCCATGTCCGACGGGCGCCAGTGGAAGACGAGCGCGATGTCGGCCATGGCCTCTTCCACGTCGTTGATCAGCCGTTCACCGCTTCCAGCGTCGAGGGATCGACGAAAAAACCCTGTACCGCCACGCCGATCTTGGTGAGGTCGGCCGGGTCGAGATTGCGCGCTTCGAGGTCGGTGAGCGGCGGCGTGGCCACGCGCTGCGCGAGCGTGACGATGCAGTCGACGTCCAGCTGCAGGATGTCGACGACCTTCATGCCGCGCAGGTTCATGGGCTTGGGCTTGCGGATGACGAGCGTGTCGATCGTCTGCTTGCCGCGCAGGATCGGCTGCGACAGCGTGACGGTTTCTTCGGTCTTCGTGACGGGCTGGGTGTTTTCGGTCTGGTCCATGGTGGGTCCGGTGCGAGCGTGAAGAAATGCGGCGGGCATGGTGCGGCCCGCCGTGAAGGCCGCGCGATGCGGCGCAGGAGAAGCGGTCAGCCGAGGCCGATGTTGGTCTTGTGCTGAGCGTAGACGTCGACGCCGCCGATGTTGCAGATGAAGTTCAGCGGGTCGATCTCGACCTTCGTCTGTCCGTCCCACACTTCCTTGTAGTAGGCGAGCGAGAACTTGAACTTCTGCTTGTTGATGTCGCCCTGCTTGCCGGCGTCGCGTTCGGCCTTTTCCATGCGGCCGCGCATGTGGACTTCGACGGCGGAGACAACACCGGTGGCGTCGTTCATCACGGAGCCGAGGAACATGATCGGCACGCCGTCGAGCGTGCGCCGGCCCATCGAGACGAGTACGTCGGGCAGCCAGCCGCCGGCGGTGAGCTCCGTCTCCATTGCCTTGAGGCCGAAGTCGAGCTTGATGGCGCTGATCATGCCGCCGCCGGTGTAGTCCTTCATCTCCATTTCAAGGTCGGGGAGCTTGATCTCTTCGTACTCACCGATGCCGCCGACACCGTCGACGTGGACGGTGAAGAACTTGAGAACTTTTGCGAGTGCCATGTTGCGGCCCTTTCTTAAGCGGCCGCGACGGCAGCGGCGAAGTCGACGAGGTACGCGTCGGTGATCGTCTGGCGCAGCATGAGGTTTTCGATCGGTGGCACGGGCGTGTAGCGGTAGCTGATCCACAACTTGCCGGACTTGAGGATCTCGGGCGCGTTGAGGTCTTCGGGAAACCAGCACTCGCCGCCGAGGAGATCGCCTTCGCGCGTCATCGCGCGCAGCTTCGCGTTGATGCTCTGGATGATGTGCTTCACACGCACCGGCAGCATCTTCGTGTCGATCTCTTCGAACTGCGCCTCGGCGATCGTGTCGGCGAGCACCTGCGCGGTGCGCGTGTAAGTCTCAAACATGAAGTCGCCGTTCTGCGTCGCACAGGTGCGCGAGCCCCAGAAGCGAAAACCGTCGCGGCGGATCAGCGTGGTGATCTCGTGGCTGTTGAGGAAGCCCGCGTCGGTGTTCGGATCCTGCAGATCCCAGCTCAGGTTCTGTGCGATGCCGGTGACGCCATTGACGACGACGTTCGAGAGCGAGCGTGACCAGCTTTCCTCAGCGTCGATCTTCGCCCGGAGACCCAGCGCGCGGGCGACGGTGTAGGCGTCGTCGGTGCGCTGCGTGGCCACGTCGAAGGCGGTGAAGTCGCCGTGGATCAGCATCAGTTCGCGCTGGCCGAAGTTCTTCCGGTAGTCGGCCGCGGCCTCGATCGTGTCGCAGTGCGTGCCGGCATAGACCATCGCGCGCGTGGCCTGCGCGAGTGTCACGAGTTCGTTGGTGACGGCGGCGTTGTCGAGCACCGGCACGCCGAGGATGCGCGGGCGCACGCCGCATTTGCTCTGTGCGCCGAGCAGCGCCTGAATGCCGGTCTTGCGGCCGTCGATCGTGACGCCGCCGATGACGTTGGCGGTCTGTTCGGCGTCCGATTTGCCCTCGGGGACGCGCACAACAACGGCGAGCGGGCGGGTCTGGTCCTTGATCGCGTCGAGCGAGCGCGCGAAGGTGCCGGTGCTGCCCGCTTTGCCGAGCGCGGCGTAGATGTCGGTGATCAGGGTGGGTTCGTTGAGCGGGAAGCTGTCGGCGTCCGCGTCATCGGCGGTGACGACCATGCCGATGATGCCGGTGTCGAGCGTACGGATCGAACGGATGGTGTCGGAGACCTCCTGCACCCGTGCGCCGTGGTGGTAATCCTGGGCCATGTCTGGCTGACTCCTGAAGGTTGAGCGCGTGGCTGGCTTGCGGAGTCGAAGGTAGCGCGCGCGTGGGGCGGAGTCGTCGGTGGGTTGTTGTGTGGGGTTCTGCTACGCGCAGGCCGTGGCGACGCAAAAGAAAAACCCGCCGGGCGGCGGGTTATCGGGTGCGGCTGGAGTCGTGGCCCTGAGCGGTATCAACTCTCAAGTTTCGCCTCTTCGATGAATTGGGGGAGTATCTGCAGAAGATCTTCTATCGGCTCTGGCAGCTCCCCCTCGTAGGAAACGAGGGCGCCGAAATCCTTAGCTAAAGCACAGCTCACAATCATGACTGTCGCGCAGTCCTTGAGGCTGCTATGCCAAATCAAACCCAGACATAGGTCCCGATCTCCAATAGCCTGTCTGAATGCCTCGTTATCTCCGATGATATCCAGCGCCGACTGCGAAGAGAGGTCGAAACCAACATCTGGTGTTTCATAGAACACGCAAGGAGAGAAGCCGCGGCCGCTGAGGAGGTCGAGTGCAGGATCAAGTTTGAGGTCAAAGCCGAGCGCGTCAATTGAAGCCTGCAGCAACTCGAACGAGGGGACTCGCGATTTCTCGAGAAACACGTACTGCGCGTTAGACATGAGGACTCCTTGAGCGCAAAGCGACTAAATTGCGGTCGCAGCCTTACTCGATGCGCTGGACCTTCGCGTGCGTCCCCGCCACCTGCATCACATGACCGCCACCCGCCTTATAAATGACCACGTGCGGCATGAACTTGTACTTGTATTTGTATTTGTAGTGGCTCTGCTTCCAAACCTGTCCGTTCACGAGGCGATAGGTGCTCTCGCCGTCCCAGCCAGTGAACTCTCCGTCAATGCGGCTCTCAATGACGCCGCTGCTGATATCTCGGACCGCAACCTTGTCTGAACAACCGACAACTCGCAGATAAGTTCTGCCGTCAGCTTTGAGGATTTCGATGGGTGGGCAATAGGCGTAGTAGTACCAGTACTTGTATTCGTCCTGTAGCCAGTAGGTTCCATTTGATAGTTTGAACAATGTCTCGCCGTCAAAACCCTCGAACTCACCATCAATCTCGGAACGAAGCACGACTTTAGGGTCGCTCATGGAACCTCCGTGTATGGCTAAATTGAGCGGCCCCAAGCCGCTCAAACGAGTCGCCACATAGTAGTGAAGCCGACTTCGCATGAAAAGGCATGCGCGTGCAAACTCGGGTACTACTTGATCTTCTAGGCGATTTCTTGAAGGCCGTCCTGTTCTAGACGCTCTCCATGAGACGAGATCGCGCGATGGCGATGTAGTCGGGCTCGGCTTCACAACCAATCCAGTCCCGCCCTTCGAACTGTGCGGCGAGGAGTGTTGTCCCCGAGCCCGCAAACGGATCGAGCACCACTCCACCCGGCGGGCAGATGCGCACGAGCTGGCGCATCAGATCGGTAGGCTTGCCGGTGAGGTGGTGCTTGTCGGCCTGACGCACCGAATGGCGGAACACGCCGGGCAAGGCACCAACGCTGCGGTCCGCTGGCATGTGCCCCTTGCTTCCCCACACGATGTATTCAGCCTGAGCGCGGAAACGACCGAGGCCGGGCCGCACGCCCTCGGTCTTGTCCCACACGGCGATGCCACGCCATGTGAAGCCGGCGACCTGCAGGGCGTCGGTGGTGAGCGGAAGCTGCCGCCAGTCGGAGAAGACGCAGACCGGCGCGCCGGGCTTGAGCACGCGTAGGCATTCGGAGAGCCACAGCACGGACCAGCGCAGGTGCGAGCGCTGGTCGCGCGCGTCGCCGTGGAAGGTCGGGTACTGCCGCTTCGTGCCGGTCTGCTGGTACTTCGCGTTGACCGACAGCTGCCGCGATGACAGGTGCAGGCCGCCGCTGCCGTAAGGCGGATCGGTGACCAGCGTGTCGACGCACTCGTCCGGCAGGGATTCAAGGAACGGCAGGCAGTCGCCCGCGTGGAGAGTGTTGCGTTGCATGAACTGCTTCCCGGTGCTCGTGGCGCGCGGGGGCGTGGCTCGTGGCCGTGGTGAGGTGATTCAGTGTCCGGCAGCGCGGGCACTTGATGGCGAGGCGGATGTACATGCCTTCACCGAGCTTCTTGCGGCAGTGGCCGCAGCGGATTTCCATGTCTTGTGTCATGTGAGCCTTCTGGCGTTGACGATAGCCTTCGGCCGCTTTGAGCTCGAAGCGGGCGGCCTTGGCGTGGCTCACTGGTGCAACAGTGGGTTGATGTGGCCGTGCCGGGTGTTCCCCGCACTTGGCACGGCCGCTGTCCTTACTTGGTGAGCGCGGTCGCGAACACCGCGCTGTCGGCGGGGCTGAACCGCCACGACTCCGGAAGCCCGAGGACCGCAAGGCATGCTTCGGAGCAGAACCAGCGCCGCGACGATTGCCCCACGAACGGGAGCACGAAACGCAGCACGCCGAGCCAGTCGTAGCGCTCGCCTGCATGCGCTTCGAACCAGGCGCGCACCGCGCTGGCGTCGCCCCCTACGAAGCACAGATCCCACCGATCAGCGGGCAGTGCCATGACCTTCAGCCGCACGCCGCCGTCGCGCACGCTGGACGTGCCGCACAGCCACTGGCCGTCCGCCTGCAGCGCAATCGCGACTTCGACGTGTGAGTACGGCGAGCGCGTGACGAAGCGAATCGCCTTGTCGAAGAGCGTGCCGGGTGCCTTGTAGAACGCGAGGAACATGGCTGGTCCCTCAGGCAGTGGCCGCGGCGCGGCCGACGGCGGCGATGGCTTCGAGCGCGTTGGCCGTAATGGCGTCAGCCGAGTCGATGTCGGCCGCAGCGCGCACGCCTTCTTTCGCCTTCAGGCGGATGTCGCGCAGTGCGAGCAGCGCCTGCGTCCAGGCTGCGGCCTCGCGCAGGATGTCTTCGGCCGCGGCGCGCGGCGCCCAGCCTTTGGCCTCGGCCCAGCTTTGCACGGTAGGCGGCACGGCACCGTCGAAGCCGGCGTCGCGGAAGCTGGCCGCTTCGCGCTCGGCGGTCTGGTATTCGACGACACGCACCGGGTCGCCGGCCACGGCGAGCCGCACGGCGTCGGCGGCGGTGTCAATGCGCGCGAGGTTGCGCTGCTGCACGTCGGCGAGGCTAGGTGCGGGCGGCACAAAGGCGACGACCTGGCCGCCGACAAAGCGACGGCCGCCGGCGAGCAGTTCGCGGTAGGTGGCGTCGTCGATCAGGATGGCGTCGACCGGCAGCCCGGCGTCGTCGTCGAGGTAGAAGCCGGTGGGGTTGCCGTTGGAATCGATGGTCAGGTGCATGGTGTCTTTCTTCACTCGCCGATGGCGACCCAGTAGAAGCTGTTCCAGGCGTCGGAGTTGTCCGTGTAACACGCGTGGAAGCCGGCGCGGTTGTCGTCCAGCTCGATGGCGGCAGCACTGTCGCCGGCATGGAAGAGCAGCCCCCCGTCAAAGAAGGTGCGCTGCGCAAGGACCGCGAGCTTGCGGTTCGGGAAGGCGACGGGGAACGGCACGAAGCCGTTGCCGCGAAAGGGAAGGTCGCCGTTGGCGTTTGGCAGGACCACCGAGCCCCACTGCAGGATGCGGCCGTCCGGCAGGCGCACCCAGTTCGCCCCCGACGTGACGGCCTGCGCGGCGACGGTGGCCGCCAGTGCGTTGATCTGCTGCGTGGTGGTGGCCGAGACGGCGTTGAACTGCTGCGCGACGCGTTTCGCGAGCTTGTCGATCTGTGCGACGAGGGACATGCGGGCTCCTCTCCTGCGACTACACGAGCGCGGCGTTGAACGAGGCGACGAAGTCGGTGGCGGCATCCCCCATATCGGTGCGCGTGGCTGCCACATCGAGCGCGCTTTGCAGGCCGGAGATGTCGCCGATGACGAGCGTGATGGCGCCAGTCTTGCCGTTAACGCTGGTCACCGCCTGCGTGGGGGTGAGCAGTTCCTGCCAGTTGGCGAGCGTGGCGTAGCCGGCCGTCTTCAGGATGAAGGTCTTGTTGATGTCCGTGCGGATGGCGATGTCGCCGACTTCCGCTGCAGTGAGCGCGAGCATCGCCGCCTGTGTCGCGACGACGAAGGTGTCGACGATCGCGACAGCGGGAATCTGGTTCGCCGGCACTTTGCCGTTGCCATCGAGCGTGGCGACGCCGCTGGCGACCCCTTTCTGCGAGGTGGCAAGCGCTCCGGCCTTCAGTTCGTTGATCGCAGCGACGAGGTTGCCCTTGGCGGTGGTGGTGAGTGTCGCCTTGTCGCCGACGTCGGCGGTGAGGCCCTTGATGACGGCGCCGATGCGCGTGGCGAGGGCGGAGACTTGTGCTGCGAGGGACATGTGGGGTTCCTTTACTGCGCGGCGGTTTCGAAGCTGGAGACGGGATCGGCTGGCGTGCCGTCGATGTCGTCGGCGTCGTGGCGGTGCGGCGGGACGGCGCCGAGCGGCCAGGTGGCGCCGCCTTCGATCGCGCCGGCCGGCTGGCCGAGTTCGGTTTCGAAGGTGCGCACGAAGTCGGCGTCCGCGCCGGCCGCGCCGATCTGTTCGAGCACCCACTGGCGTGTGGCGTAGTCGATGCCGGGATCGACGACGACCGTGATGCTCGCCGCGTTGCTCGTGGCGAGGTACATGCGGATCGTGAGTTGCTTGCTCGCGCCGCTCGCGGGCGAGGGCTTGAAGGTGGCAGGCAGGTTGCCGACGGCGTAGAGGGAGCCTGTGTCGTCGTAGATGCCGATTTCCTGCACGGTCCAGCCGCCGGCCTCGGGCGGGATCGTGAGTTCGGCAATGACGCAGCCGGGGTTGTTCGGGTCGCGCGCGCAGTCGCTGATCGGTGCGCGGAAGACTTCGCGGACGAGCGCGGTCTGCGCCTCGCTCGGCACGACGGGTGCGCCGCCGCCATCGCCAACGGCCATCGTCAGGAGCGGTGTGCTCGCGCCGCCCTGGCGATACGCGGCGTCGCGCGCGAGGCCGTACGCCGTGAGGATCGTATAGAACTCGTTCTGCATGGTGCCTGCTTCAGTGAAGTGGGAGGACGTCAAGGTGCTCGTCGGTGTGCGTGGCGCCGAGCGCACGCGGACCACCGACGCTCATAGCGAGCGGTGGTGCGTACGGGAGGACGGTGATCGTTTCGCCGGTGAGCGTGAGCGCGGCGGAGAGCACATCGCCGCGCGTTTCGGCGACGAAGGTGATGCCGGCCGGGTGGCGCGTGAGCGGGCGCGTTTCGTCAATCAGACGCTCGATCTCGGCGGCGTCCGATGCGCTGAGCGCGCGGCCGTTGAGGTGGAGCGCAAGTTCGAAGGTGCCGCGCCGGCCGGGTGGGTTGGTCTGCCACCACTCGCGCACCGTGAGCGTGTAGTCGAACGGTGCAGCCACGCGGCGCAAGGCGCCGAGCGTGCCCTTCTTGCGATGGACTTCGAACGCAGCAGCGACGACGGCGCGCTTGGTGCTCTCTGGCCACGCTTCGTTCCACCAATCGACCGAGCGCGCCCAGGCGAGGAACGGGAGTGCGTCCGCGGGGCAGGCGTCGGCGTTCCATAGATCGCGCAGGGGCGTCGGGTAGTCGTGCGCGGCGGCAAGCGCCTGCGCGACCGCGCGTTCGAGCGGCGTGGAGGATGGCGGGAGCAGATGCGCGCGCGGCTCAGTCATCGTAGCCGCCCACGGTGACGGTGTAGCCGCTGCAGTAGCCGGCTTCGGTTTCGTCGAGCACAACGTCCGCTGCGGGCGCGGCGAGTTCGACGCGTTGCACGCCTGGCGCATGAAGTGCGGCGATGATCGCGCTGCGGCGGATGTCGCGGCCGATCCGGCGCTGCGCCTGAATGTAGGTGGTAAGACGCGCGACTGCGGCCTGCCGGATCGGCTCCGATTCGGGGCCGGGGTAGATGTAGAGCGTGGCGTCGACCGCGTAGGGCACGATGCGCGCGGATTGCACGGTGAGCCGGTCGGCCACGGGGCGGATCCACTCGTCGTTGAGCGCGGCGGCGACGGCGTCGATGAGGTCTGGCGGTGCGGTGCCGTCGCCGTTGCGGGCGAGCACGCTGACGACGGCTTCGCACGGCTCCGGACTGATCGCCGAGGCGTCCGCTACGCGCGCATCGGCGCCGCGGGCGTGGAAGACGTAGGCGCCACGCGGGCCGCCGACGGAAAGTCCTTCGAAGGCTTGCTGAGCACGCACGCGCAGATCCGCATCCGACTCCCAGACGTCGGGCGTCGGTGGATTCGCCGTGGTGTTCGCCGGCGTGATGAGGAAGCGCGCGACGTTGTAGTTCGCGGCAATCTGGTCGAGGTCGGCGCCGGTGGCGTAGGCGAGCATGACGGCCTGCGCGGCTTCATTCACTTCCTGGCGCTTGAGGAGCTCGCGCGCGACGTTTTCCTGCAAGAGCTTGGTGAGCGGTTCGGAGTCGAGCGCGAGTGTGGCGGCGAGCTGGGCGCGCAGGGCGTCGTCGGGGATCAGGGCGAGCAGCGCGCCGATTCGCTCGGTGAGCGTGGTTTCAAAGTCGATCGGTGCGACGACCTTGGGCGCCGGCAGGCGGGAGAGATCAACAATCTGCGCCATGTCAGACGGCTACCTGTGCGGAGACGACCACGCCGCTGCGGACGACGGTCGCGGATACGGTGAGCAGCACGCCGGATTCAAGGACGGTCGGAACGATGCGGCGCACCTTGATGCGCGGTTCCCAGCGGCGCAGCGCTGCGGTGGCGCGCGAGACGAGCAGGATGAGCGTGGCACCGACGAGGCGCGCGTCGATCGCGTCGAGCGCGGCGTTGCCGTATTCGCGCCGGTAGGCGCGCGTGGCGACGTGCGTGGTAAGGATGTCGCCGACGCTTTGCCGGATGTGCGCGACGTCGCTCGCGAGCCAGCGGCCGGTGTTGCGGTCCATCATGCCGGCGCCCCCGTGGTGCCGCTGCCCGGCTGGGTGCCGCCATGTTTGTGCGTGTGGAGCACGATGCCGTTCGAGGCGAGATCGCCGTCGGCGTGCGTGATCGGGCCGCTGATCTTCGTGCCACCACCGGCGCCGCCCTGGCCGGCCATGCCGGCGAGGTAGGTGAGCAGCTGCTCGACGGTGGCCATGCCTTTGACGGTGAGATTGCCCTCGATGGTGACGTTGCCGGTGAAGGTGCCTTCGGGGCTGTCGACCGTGACGTGTTCGGCCGCTTGCACCGTGGCGGTCTTGATGCCGGCTACGCCGAGCGCGCTGGTGGCGTGGTTGTAGCGGGTCGTTGCGCCGTCAGGGAAGGCGATCAGGGTTTCGTTCTTGTCGGTGCTCGGGGCGTTGGCGCTGTAAAGGCCGACGACGACGCAGCCGCCGCCGTCGGTGTTACCGCTCGGGCTGACCCAAAGGCACTGTTCGCCGGCGGTGGGCGGGTTCCACGTGCGGGTCTTGCCCGCGCGGCGTTCGAGCCACGGGAGCCAGTCGCTTTGCAGGTCGCCGCATTGCACGCGGCAGAGGGCTTTGGCGTGATCCACCTCGGCGATGGTGCCGAGGCGGATGAGCTGTTCGAGGCGGCGGGCGTTGTCGGCTTGCATGAGCCCCAATTGTGGCCGGGGCTGTTGCGAGTTTGGTTAGTGCCTCGTCGTGTGGGAAGCGGGGACGCGCGCCCGTCTGACAGATAGAGCCCAAAGCCCGGCCATGGGCATCCGATCGACTGATGAGTTAGCCAGCACCGCGCTCGGAGCCGGACTTTCCGGCGCGGTGTGCCTCAAGTCTTTAGCTGCTGGACGTATGGTCGGAACGCCTCATTCAGCCGAACCATGGCTTCGACCATGTTCTGATGGATTTTGGGCCACTCTTCCTGCGGGGAACGCCAGCCACCGGAAATCACGTAACGAATGCTGCAGCTGCGCCTGCCGGGCCGCTCTTCCCATTCCAGCCCCTCCCCAAATGTGTGCGTGATTTCCTGCCTGTGCGCCTCAAACCACCGGAATGTCTCGAGGTTTCTGTCATCCTGTCCGTCGCCAAAGTCGATGGTCAGCGCTACTTGGGAATCGTCCTCGCGCACCGCATAGTTCAGAGAGAGACCAGCCTTTCCTATGCCGCCGCCGATCCATCCATACACGCCAGGTTTACGATTGGCATGCAGATTTGTTCGCGTCCTGGCCAGCCCCAGCAAGCGATCCCAGAATTTGTATCGTAGATCGTAGCGTTCCGCTCGGTGCTGTCGGCCTGCCTGCTCCTTGGTGCGTATCTGCGTCTGATAGTCAGTTGCTTCGGGCAAAGGAATGATCTGTTGCACGTCGAGCAGCAGGCGCCCGTCCGCAGGCAAGCGGTACGGCTTCATTCTGATACAGCGGACGTCCAGTTCGTGCTGGTTGAGCCAGATGACTGACGACGTTACTTCTTTCGAAAAATCGGCAGACGCGAGGATGATCCGGACATCGCCGGCGAACTTTTCCTCCTGCGGCTCATCCCACGCGAGGAACTCCAGAATTACACCTTCGGCCTCCTCGCCTGGGAGACCTTCTGACTGCCTGTATATCGCGTGGGCGTCGACCAGCTGACGGAATGTCATTGTCGAGACCATTGCCGCGTAACGGATCGCCTGCAGCTCCATGTGCCCGCCATCGTCCGTCCGTTTGATTTCGACGACGACAAGGTTGGCGTCACGATCAAGACACAGGAGGTCGATTCGACGATTGCTGTCCGCCCAGTCCCCGAATTCCTCGGCGATTACCATCAGATCAGGCGAGAGCACCTCAATTTGCTGCTTCAAAAACCGCTGAAGATCCTTTCGCTCGTAGATGCCCTCGGTACCGAAGCTGGTCGCCGGTAGAGCTGTCAGGGAGTCCTTCGTAAGTTCAAAAATGGCCACGACTGGTTTCCTGATGAATGGAGTTAGCCGGTTCTACCCGACGGGGCTGCAGCCGGACGGTGCCCGCGCTCGCTGCTTCCACCGTGCCGGGCAATGGCCATCTTCTAGTGGCGGGTAGCGACCAGGCCGCGGGCTATCCACAGCGGCCAGCGAACCGTTCCGATTTCTTCTTTGAAAAACGACTCGAAGGATATGACGGAGGCCTGTTTTTTGTATTCGGTCGTATTCGAGTCCTTGAGCCCCTCGGGAACGACGAGCACGATCCCCTGCGAGGCCATGTCCTCGATGGCGTTCGCGGCAATGTTCTCATCCACTGTGGCGAGAAAGAGATCGCAGTCCTTCATCTCCTGCCCCACCTGCTTCCAGCGTTCGCGCAGCGTCGTCTTCGCCGAAAGGACCAGAGCCTCCTTGTTGGTTCGGCCCGTTTCGGCGTACAGAGCCCTGCCTGGCAGGATGAAGTCCGGGCGCCTCTTGGCTTCGATGACAACCTGCTTCTCGAACGGAACGCCGCCGTCGATCAGCATCGCCTCAATGTGATGCTCGAAGGAGTAACCCGCTCGGGACTTCCTCTGCTGCGCAGCTGACAGCAGCGTTGCGTCGATTTTCGGAAACTCGATGATGAGCGAACGCAGGGCCTTCTCCGGAGTGAGTGCCCCGGGATCGTCCCCGAGGACAAGCCGCACGAGCTCGACGGCCCGCCCATGCATCTGACGCTCCCTGAAGATTTCGTATTCGAGCCCCCGGCTGATCGCCCGAATGACGTCGCCAGGCTTCGCCATAGCGAACGGATCCATGTTCTTGAGACCATGCTCCTCCATGAAGCGAGCCCGGGCGGTGGCGGCAAGGTCCGCAGTCGCGGGCATGCTTCCGTACTTGGCTGTCAGCCCGGCAATAGTCCCGTCGAAATACGCCTTGACTACTTCCTCGATGAACGTGAGGGCCCTCTCTTCACGTTCACGCTCGACTGCCCGAAGCTTAAAGAGCCCGGAGACGAAATCTGGTGGCAGTTCCAGCATGTCCGAGAGGATTTCATGATCGTCCCTCTGCGAATCGAGGGTGATCGCCTTGTAGACGCCCCCGCGGCAGCGGCCGACGACGATGAGGGATGCGGGCGCCAAGTCGCAGAACGCGGCCTTGGGTAGGCCCGTCATGTGCGTTTCCGGGCCCTTGCTCGTGTAGTGCACAAGCCTTGCCTGCCTGGTTTCGCCAACTTCCGGCCAGTCGATGCCAAAGAAAGCCTCGCGTATCTCGTCAGCCGCTGGATCGTCCCGCTTCTTCGCCACAAGGGCGGGGAAAAAACCCCCGTCGCGCTCTTTTGGCGGTACATACACGCCTGCCTGATGCTTGTTGCGGAGCCGGGACCAGTCCCGGTCATTGAGCGAGAGCTTCTTGACGAAGAGCTCGTCGCACTCGCCAAGCATCGTGGAAAGCAGGACGCCGGGTTCGCGCTCCGCGAAGAGATCCGCCTGCGCCTCTACTGCGAGGTCGTCTTTCTTTTTCATTCTCGAGAATGCCTAGTGAGAGGCGGTTATCCGTCGATGGCTGCCACTTCCAAAGTGGTCAGATATTGCCTGGTGCCAAAGGGGGGCGGCGTTCTTGAGATCTGGCCCGGATATTTCTGTGACACCGACATCTCCTCTATTGCGACTTCAGTGCTCTCAACCAGCTGGCCGATACGGGAGATGACGATTCTCCCAGCATTGTCTCGAACATTCGAAGAGCTAGATCATCTGTCCTGTCAGACAGCACTCCCAACTTGGTGAATTCCGTTGCCGCAAGCGGCTTGTAATTCATCCGGGACTTGCCATCGATCGAAGTCTCAGCACCTGACGAGCCCGACTCGCGTGACATGATCTCCGCTATTTTCTCCTTGTGGAGGACCGTGGCGACGACAGCTGCCCGTTCCTGAAGGGCGCGATCAATGGTGAGGTACATCGAACCCAGACTCTTAGACCAGCGCGGTTTGACGAGAACCGTGTGGAGACAGCGAATGCCAGCGCCGGCCAGATGCTCCAGCATGCCAAGCTCTCCTTCGTTTATCCCAAAGGACAGGTTCCCGCCCTTCTCCATCGGATACTTATGCTTGATCTCGAACAGCCAGATGTCGTCACCCAAGACGAACACTCGATCCAGATTCCAGATCGCCCTGAAATAGGGCTGAATGCAACAGTTAATGAGGATGCGGGGAAGGACGACATGGCTCCACAGCCTCTTTCCATAAAAACTGGAGATTGGTCCCCAGAACGCCTGATTCTGACGGGCCCGGTCCTTTACAGAAGGATCGACCGCAAACTGACGGGGTCGTCCGCGCGCTAGCTCCGACATGAGCGTCGGCAAGGGAATATCCTTCATAACGCGCTTCCCTCCCTTCGTTTCGGCCGCAAGGAACTCGCCGCCTTTCCATGTCACAAGGTACGGGACGACTTTCTTTTTCTCCAGAGCCTGAAGATAGCGCCCGAGCCCATCGCCGAGCCGTCTCGCCCAAATGAAGGCGATCCATCTTTCACTTTTCCTGTAGGTGTCTACAACGATCGATTCGACATCCAGAGCAATTACCTTTTGACCAGCACATTCAGGAATCCTTGAAACGATCTGTTCGAAGATGCTTTCAACCACGAGACCTTCCACCAGCTGATGCTTGTCAGCACTCAGAATCTCAAGAGCCTTCTCGTGACTGGACATGACCTGCTCCTGCAGTCCGACAAGCGGTCCCCACGGCGTATCCATCGAGCACTCCAATCAGGAAAATGCAAGGATATATGACCCCGGGGACACCAGAAGGGCCGCACAGGCAAACAATCATGGCGGCTCAGAACCGGCGACGGTTGCGAAAAGATGCGGCCAACGGCTCCGATCTGAAGCCGGCAACTAAACCGCGCGCAACTCCAGTCGCTTTCCAAACGCATGCAGCGCGGTCTCGATGCTGTCGATGTTCGTCGCGCGGTGGGTGTAGATGAGCCGATTCACGTCCTGCGGTTGCCTGCCGAGCCGCCACCCGAGCTCCGCCCGGCGGACCTGTTACGTGAGCATCCAGTTGAGCCGCAGCACCTTGGCCGACAGGCTTGCTGGCAGGTCCACCGTCGCCTGCCCGCTCGCCGGCTTTGACGGCATCCGCATCGGGCGACGGTCCTCGAAATAGAAGTCCATCGCGGTGATCAGCGCATCCCGCGCCTGGGCGAGCGCTTCGGCTTCGGTGGGCGCGCCGGTCAGCGCTTCCGGGATGTCCGGAAACGCGGCCATGAATTGGTCGCCGTCAGGCGTGATGACTACCGGATAGCGCAGCACCTGCTCCTCCATCGGTTGCATCAGAGATTCACCATTCTTCCGACGACGGTCTTGCCCGTCGCAGCCAACGCCGTTTCGATCAGGTCGACCTTCGACGCATAGCGCGGATCGAGGATGCGATCGACCTGCGGACTTGCCCAGCCTGTTTTGCGCATCAGATCGATCTTGCGCATGCCCTGCTCGACCATCGCGTTATGCAGGAACACCTTGAGCGACGCGGTGATCGGCAGGCGCACGCTCGGCGCGCCTGCCTTCACTTTGCCCGGCAACGGGAACGCGCGGCGATCGGCTTCATAGATCATCACGGCGGTCAAAAGCGCGTCGACCGCGTGGCCGATGGCCTCTTCGCGATCGCGGCCGTCGGTGATTGCTTCCGGAACGTCCGGGAAGGTCAGCGTGACTCCGTCCGCCGCCTCGTCCAACTTCACTGGATATTCCAACATTCATCTGACTCCCATAGTCACTGACGGAGGATGCGAACTGCATCGCCGCGAATCAACGTGTTGCTGCCGCCCTGCAAAGCGGGGTTTCCCCCGCTTCGTTAAAGGTTCAGGTACTTGATGATGGCCTTTCGGGTTCCCTCGGGGATGTCGCTTTTGCCGTGGGTTGGAACTGCCATCGACTTGCGGTTCTTCGGGTTGGTTGCGACGACGTGGGAGCCTTTTCCCTGTCGCATTTCGCAGCCTTGTTCCCGCAGCCACTTGATGAATTCGCTGTGCTTCATCGTCCTCCGTCGTTGTGTTTCGATGGAGGAAATGCTAACAGTTCTGTTATATCACACCAGCAGAAAACCGAACAGTTCCGTTAGATTCGGAATTGCCTTAGAGGGCCGCTTTGGCGAGGTGCGCGAGCAGCGCGTCGGCGATCGCCGCGCGGTCGGCCGCGCTGATGCCGAGCAGCGGGCGCGCGGCGTAGCGATGACGGATGCCGGGGCGAACCTGATCTTCGAGGCCGAAGTGGTGGACGCGCGCGAGGCGGCCGGCGCTGGCGGTGAAATCGACGGCGGCGACTGCGGGCGTGGCCTGCGCCTTCAGGTACCTGGCGCTGATGAGCTTCACGAACATGCGCGTGCGCAGGCGCCCTTTCTTGCCTCGCTGCGGCTGCGGAATGCGCGGGAGGTACGGGGTGCCGTCCGGCGCGGCTTGCGCTTTGATACGGGCGCGGTTGGATTCGCGCAGTTGCTTCGCGATGACGACGGCGAGCGCGCGCCTCGCAGCGGGCGATGTGGCGGCGACGAGCGCGTCGAGCCGCCGGGCGATGTCTTCACCGTCCATGCGCGCCGCCAGTGATCCAGTCGTTCGTCGGTTCCGGCAGGTAGGCGACGGCGGGCCGCCCCGCAACGTCGGCGGTGACGGCGACGTCTTCAGTGAGTGCGAGCGTGATGAGGATGTCGAGCGTGTCGTGCGTGAGGTATTCGACTTCGAACTTGAGGCCGTCGTGCTGCTTCTCGGGGTTGGAGAGCAGTTCCTGCTGCTCGACGGCGAGCCACGCGGTGAGGTGTGCGAAAACTTCGGCGGGTTCGCCGGCGAAGTCCTTCACGAACACTTCGAGGTCGTAGGCGAACGCGTAGGCGCCGTTGTCGCGGGTGCGGCGTGTGCGCAGGCGCCCGTCGGTGACGAAGATGATGAGCCGGTCCGGATCGGTGACGAGATCCGGCATGGCGGCAGTGAGCGCCGCGCGCAGGCTTGCGGGCTTTCTCACGGGGTGGCCGCGAAGCGTGCGCGCTGCTCGTGTTCGTGCTGGCAGTCGATGCAGCGCCGTACGCCGGGCACGCGCGCGGC